GTCATAGCTCCCACTGCATCATCCGAATGACACGGGACAATAGAATCACACAAATTCACAACCATTCGAGATCCAGGAAACCTAGACCATCCATGCTTAGATCCTCATCGCCGAAAAGAATTCTAAAAACGGCATGGTAATACTCCGAAGCAGTAATACCAAACTTCGAATGAACTAACGGGGTAAAATCGTAAAGAAACCCAACAGAACTGGGTGTCTTTATCTCTTGAAGAATGCCCTCCAAACCCAAACGGATAAACAATCCGCGCAGATTCCAGGACACTCCCGCCAGATCAAGCATGCCGTCCTCATACAACTGTGCAAATTTTGCCAAGAAAAGCTTCTTGATGGCAGGGAAGTGGCGGAACTCATAAGAGTAACTCAACGCCTTGCCACAAATATAAGCAGTGGGATCCTGCTTAGGATTCGGGCAGACGTTGAATCTCGCCACAGCCTTGCCAAGATATGGTACCATCACGTAAGTACCATTAGCAAGTTGAGTGAACCAACGGGAAAGGAAAGAAACGCCCTGCAAAGTCTCACTGACTGTGCACTTAACCTTCATATGTGCAAGTTTAGCTATGAACTCATATTGACGCACATAAAACCGGATCGGTCGTGTGGCGCGGTCGAGGCGCAGCACACAGTCATCGCCAAGAATGGCAGCGGCCCCCACTCGGCCAACGTGAATAGTGAATGCCTTCAAGATGGTGGCATTCCACATGCTATTCCTGAAAGTGGTAGACTGGCTACCAGTAGGCAGCTGGTTCTTTATACGCACTTTCATGGCATATGTATAATTGCTAGCAGTATAACTGTTAGCAATCAACATAAGACTTGTCAACCACATGGGTGCACCAAACCGGCGCAACCATGCGACTTCAAGCATGTGAACATCAAGCACTTGACTACTGTCATTAGCGCTAAAATCAGTGGAAATAAAGCGACTCGTAGAGCCACCTGACCTTTGAAAGTGGTCGACTATTTCCTCAGACGTCTTCTTATAAGCGCCCGTCACTTCTAAAGTGTCCGGGCCACGTCTCTGATCAAAGCACTCAAACATTCGTCTAGTGCACTCTTGCATGATGGGACCCAAAACCGCATTATGAATATCAGAACTTTGGTAAATGATCCGCGGAGCCCAGTCCTTGTCATGACGCTTCAAAAGCGCCTCCATTTTCACAAAGATTTGCTTGTCAGAAAACTGCTTGCTAGTCATCTCTGCTACTTGGCCGTATCTAATGGCTTTAGCTTG